AACGCAGTGAGAGGTATAAATAGAACGGATGAATCTATATTCGTATATGCCGTTAACTACAACATTTTGAGAATCAAAGATGGGATGGCAGGTATCTTATTTGGAAACTAACTTGGGGGGACACCCCAAGGTAGATTCAATACATTTACGCCCTGATGGAATCAGAGACGGCGAGAATAATCACGCCGACAATGAAACCCATGATGACGTAATTCATTTCAGTTTCTTCGCGACCAACCGTTGGCTCCTTAGGTTCCACCGGTTCTTCGACAACTTTCTGTTGTCGGACGGGAGGATCTACCTCCTCAAGCGGACAGTACGCTATCATTTATATAGTATTTAGAGATTAATTTCAGTCTTCTTTTTTCGTCTGGTCCTCTTAGCCTTTGTGGACCCCACATTGACCTCCTTAACCTCACCACCTGTAGAGTCACCTGATACGGACATGATGTCGGAGACGTCTTCTTCTTCTTGGATTGTGGGGGGTGTCGTGTTCATCGGGGGTGGTGGGGGCATCATAATACCACCCATTAAACTGGAAATGTCTAGACCTGGGCCCTGCATTTCATACTGCCCAGTCCCACCAACTGGGGCCTCTGTCGCTGGACCCCCAGGGTTTCGTGTTGTATTCTGAACAGCGTTCATCATATTCTTGACTAGGTCTGGGTTCTGCTTCATCACATCATTCATGTTGGGCATCACCGACTTGAACATCGAGTTGGTCAGGTGGAACATCATGGCCGACCCACCCAACATCATGATGAGCTTGACCTCTGGAGCTACACTGACCTTTGACCTATACTTGACGTAGAGTTCCTCAAATACACCATCATAGTCGTCAACATTCTCCATGATAGACTCAGACCACCCCTCTAATTGAATCTCGAAAGGGTTGTACCTCTTATTGAGGAATTCGAGACCAGTCACACACGCCACCAGCATTCGCCTAGAGAAACGAATAGACTGCTCCACATCTATGCTGTAGGTAATCCTCTTAACCTCAGCCCTGAGTTCCTCCACATTTGAGTATGCATTCAGGCGTTTGTTCACAGCGAATCCCTTCTTCTCGAGGCGTGCCAACTTGTTGATGAGATCGGACTTCTCCTCATCCACCGATGTGTATCCCTTAGAGGGTTGCTCACCTGGGGGTGCGCCATTCATTTGGGGCTCCCCATCATCATAAAACATAGGTTCATCCTCACCATAATCAATCTCCTCCTCCTGCATAGGTTGCCGTGGGGCCGTCTGCTTATTGGGGTTTACAAAGGCATCCATCGTTTCCTGTTCTTGGTGGACAGGTCTTTGGGGTCGATAGGGAGCGGGTCTGGGGACCGGCTGAGGACGTGGGGCTGAAATTTCAATCTCATCCATCAGGGCCTGTTCATCGGCGTCTAATTTCATTACAGTCGTGTGTCCGCGGTCGATGACTATTTCTTCATCCATCTACTCTCTATGTAGAAACTAAAAAAATTACCTTTAACGCAGTTTATAAAAAATGTTGATACATTATAAATGTTCAAGTTCAATAAGACCAATAGGAATGCTATCACTTCCATCGTCATACTTTTCTCAATCATATCTGTTCTAGGTATCATGAGGAAAAGCAGCAAATACCAGCCCAAGCCAATCGAGATCGAGATTGTCAGCGATGAATCCATCTTCGACCTCGAGAACCGCATGGACTGTGTACCAGGATCCGGTAAGGAAGACAGCCCCTACACCAAGAGCCTAACCCCAGGTGGTCTCTGTGGCGCCCAAAAGCTTGTAGGTGACCATGCTTCCTATAAGATTGTCGAAGGAATCGGTGGATCTTTAATCTAAACTAACTATATATGGCTCTCATCACATCGCCAACAGAGATGATTCCTGATCTCAATTATGAGTATCACACAATTACAGTTGATACAATTGGTCAGTCCAGTGCAAATACATTTACATGTTTTTTGAACCAACCACTTCACAATGTTGTTCAGGCTAGACTTATTGCCGCTCGAATTAACACAGTTACCCCGTCAAATGGGAGTGAACACTGCTATATTTCTATAGAAGAACTTGATTCCATTTTCTCTGACCGAGCATCAAATGTTCTCACGGGGCAGTCTGACATGAGTATGATAAGGGGTTCTTTTGCGAGCCTCGTAACAACTGATGATATTGGAATAATTAGTTTTAGAGACAACTATCCAATCGTAACCCAGTATATAAATCCCATTCGAACAATTAGTCGTTTAACAGTTAAAATAAGAAATCAGGATGGTCTTCTCATTAAACCACCAAGTCCCGCCGAAAATAATTTTATAGTCCTCCGCTTCGTGTGTAGAAAACCCAATCTGTAATTTTCTCCCCTTAGAGTAGTATACCATGTCTGCTGGTATTGTTCAATTGATCGCTATAGGTGCCCAGGATGAATATATTGTGGGCAACCCGGAAATATCCTTCTTTAGTTCAACATTCAAAAGACATGCTAATTTTTCACAGTCCATCGAAAAACAAACCATCCATGGAGCGGTGAAAAACAATTCGATGTCCAGCGTTCAATTCGAACGTTCTGGCGATCTTCTCGGGTACGCGTATTTTACTATGGATGATACAACCCAAGCCCTCGATATACAGAGGTGGGACACCATCATCGATAAAGTGGAACTTCTCATCGGCGGCTCCGTCATAGATTGCCAAGATTCAATCTTTACCGAAAAAATTGCCATCGATACGTTCGCCCAAAACGTCTCTAAAAGTTCAAGTGGCACACACCCTGGGGTGAGTGCTCGATCGTACTTTTACCCCCTACGGTTCTTCTTCTGTGAGGGACCACAGTGTGCACTCCCCCTAGTAGCCCTAAATTACCACAATGTTGAGATCAGAATTCACTGGGGACCAGCCGCCAGCTCTTACAACGTGGAATTATTTGCAAACTATTATTACCTGGATAACGAAGAACGGGGTCAATTCGCCACCCGAAAACATGATCTTCTCATCACCCAAGTCCAAAAGAATATCGCCTCCCACCAACTCATTCAAGAACTCACATTCAATCACCCAGTGAAATACCTCGCATCCTCAGACACCACGACAGACGGCGCCCTCACTTCCCCCCAAAATAAAGTAAAGTTGAACATCAATGGGATCGATGTGAGCAACTATAGGTGGGGGAAACCACATTTTATAGATGTCATGAACTATTATCACACAAACTTTGTGACTTCACCCGACTTTTTTCTATACTGTTTTTGTCTTTCAACAAGTTCCCTCCAACCCACCGGGACACTCAATTTTAGTCGCCTCAATTCAGTCAAAATAATGAGCGAAACGATGCCCATCAATCACCCCATATACGCAGTCAACTACAATATACTTCGGGTGGAAAATGGTATGGCCGGTCTCCTGTACGCAAATTAAAATACCAATCTATATTAAATGGTTAAGAACTTACCGACCGTGGAGAGATCCACTAAAATTAGGTTTGGTAAAAATTGTTTAGAAGATCAGGCTGAAAATACAATTGTTTTCAATGCCAGTGATCAAGCCATCAATGCCTCATCCGAGGGCTCAGTCTACATGACACCCCTCCGCCAACGCACAGATTTGGGAGATCGGAGTATCACGATTCTCGCATACAACCAGACCACCAAAGAAGTCATGGACTCTGGCGCTGTCGCAGAGGATATCTTGGACTTTGATCTCGAAGCAGCCGTAAAAAATGGAAACGTCACTTCAAATACAGTGTCGTTTAATAATACACTCGTGGGGTTTACAACCCTCTCCAATGTTGGTATAGCTAACGGTGCACCCTCACACACCCTGGATGTGGGCTCCAACCTGTACGTAGACGACACGGGTTCCAACGTCCTCGTCGTCACCGGGAATGTACAGACAACCGGGTCCTACTATGGAGATGGAAGCAAACTCACAGGGCTCGTCACGACCCTTCAAGATGTATCCGACAATGGAAACACCACATCAAATGTGGTTCAGTTTACAAACCCAACCACGGGACTCGTTGTAGATAGTAACATAGTGGTTGGTGGTAATGTGACAGCCACCTCCTTTTTGGGTGATGGTGGACTCCTCTCTAACATCGCAGCAACATTGAATGACATCGTCGATCAGGGGAATACCACATCCAACGTGGTTCAGTTTACAAACCCAACCACGGGACTCGTAGTCGATAGTAACATAGTGGTTGGTGGCAATGTGACGGCCACAACATTTCTAGGTGATGGTGGACTCCTATCCAACATCGCAGCAACATTAAATGACATCGTCGATCAGGGGAATACCACATCCAACGTGGTTCAGTTTACAAACCCAACCACGGGTCTAGTCACGGTGAGTAACATCGTCGTGGGTGGGAATGTAACAGCCACCACCTACCTAGGTGATGGTAGCCAACTCACTGGTCTCGTCACGACCCTCCAAGACGTATCCGACAATGGAAACACCACCTCCAATACCCTCCAATTCACCAATGCACACACCGCCTTCACCACTGACCTCATCTCCAATGTCGAAGTAAATTTGAATCAATTGGCAAACGTAACACTGACCACCGCCCAAAATGAAGATATACTCGTGTACGATGGCACAAATTGGACCAATCAGCTACAAAATCATACATTTTTAGAAGCTAAGGCACTAGAAACAATAAGTAAAGGTGATGTCGTATATGGGGTAGGGCATACGGGTAATAATATTGTCGATGTACGGAAAGCTCGATCGGATAGTTCAACCACCATGCCCGCATTGGGTGTAGCCTATCAAGATTTGACTGTAAATGATGTCGGTCTTATCGTCACATTTGGTAGAGCCGATGGGTTAAACACAGACGACTTCGTATCTAGTGAAACCGTCTATGTGAGTAACGTCGTAGCTGGTGGTATCTCAAATGTGGCACCTCAAGCTGAAACTGATCTCATTCAGAATGTTGGTTTCGTAGTTAAACCTCACGCATCTACGGGTGTCATTGATGTCACCGGCGTTGGTCGTGTAAATGCCATTCCAAACGCTCAGGTAGTCACCACCCAACCTCCACACATCTATACAAATGGTGGCGGAAACACATTTGAAAAAATGGATCCCGCAGACGTTCTGACCAAACTCCAAACCCTCCAACAGGTCACAGACACTGGGAACACCACCTCAAATACAATTCAATTTACAAATGCCACCACCGGTCTAGTGACCACCGCGAACCTGGAAGTTGGTTCAAACATCTCCGTATCTGGTCTCGCAGATTCCGTCAATAAATACCTACCCATGGTCGACAATGATGGCACATTTATTCAATCACCAGTCTACGTAACCTCTGGGGGGACCTATGTAATCTCTGCATCCGAAGCTGAATTTTTGGGGAACATAACACTCGGTGGTAACAACACAGTCGTGTCATCTACAAGTGTCACCATAGAAGATCGTATTTTCGGTATCGGGGCGAATAATGCCGTCCACAACCTGGACACGGGTATCATGATGGAACATAAAGACGACGGGGAGTACGCCAACGTTGCCCTCATCTACCACGCCGATGAACATAGATTTTCTATGAGCTACACACAAAACACATTCACCGACAATCACATCTTACACTACGAAGATCCGGATCATAGATTGCTCATAGATCTAAGAGGTAATCTCGTCGTTCAAAATAATGCAACCTTTAACGAAACCCTGGATGTTCTCGGGGAACTTACGACGTCCTCAAATGTCGGTATAGCCAATGTATCAACTAACCACACTCTAAATGTAGGATCCAACCTCTACGTCGACGATGTGGGGTCCAATGTCCTCGTCGTCACTAGAAATGTGGTGGCAGATAGCTACTACGGTGATGGAAGCAAACTCACCGGGCTCGTCACTACCCTCCAAGATGTCTCTGATAATGGAAACACCACATCCAATGTGATCCAGTTTACAAACACCGATACTGCATTCATAGCAACCGGTGGTATCATTACAAACACGGGGGGTGTCACTAAAAAAACGTACAGCTTCACGGGTGATATGGGAAGTGGAGCTACCCCAACGGCAGCAACTATTGGAATCGTTTTTTCACAACATGTATTCTACGCTAAAATCGTAGCTCACCTGATCCAAGCCGATAATGAAGTGAGTACGATATCCATAGAAGCAAGTGGTGGACATAGAACTGGTGGGACACCCCTGAATGTAGCCAAGGGCCCTGCCTCTGTATTTGGAAACACGAATACAAACCCATGGTCTTCGGTTGTGACGACCAATCCAACAACCCTCTTTATTAAACCATCGGGGACGCTATCACAGCTGGGGAATTACAACGTATTTATCGAATTCATTTCAGAACACAGTGATGGTAAAGTTGTAAAAATAACTGAAGGTGGTGTAGATGAAGTTACATTCACATACTAAGGTAAGATGTATCACATAAAACTAAAAGTCTTCTGAGATGGTGTCATCCATGTCAAATAACTTTCGGATACTATGGTAAGTGGTGATGCCGAGAAGTCTTGTACTCGCAGAACAAATTTACACGCGGGCATTAGACGCCAAGCCTATACAATCAGCTACACGCACAGACCAAGTTGGTGTGGAACAGGATGTAGATCTAACATTTACCATTCCCAGAACAAGCCTTTTACATGCAGACACAGAGGAGACTGAAGCCACCGTCGAAGATGGGGGTCATAGACTCAAACTACAAGCTGGTCAAACCTCAAATCCAGCGACCTCCAAGGTCTCTGAAATCTCTATGGGTGGTTCAACCTCAAACATTTCTAATCAAAATATAACTCTAAAAACTCGGGGTCTCGAACGTGTCAAGTTGGACTCCTTGGGGAACTTTGGGATAGGGACGGTGGTGCCAACCTCAGCCCTCCACGTAGAGGGAGATATAACATTCACAGGCAACGTATTTAAGAGTACGACATCCTGGTCTCAATTGGGAACAGATATCGATGGTGAAGCCGCTGGGGATAACTCAGGGTTTGCAGTGGCCACCTCCGAAGATGGTTTATTTTTAGCCATCGGTGCCCCCAACGCGGAACACGTGCGCGTATACACGTACAGTACTTCAACGAGCTCATGGAACTTACTTGGTGGAGGTACAAGTGATATAGATGATCCATCTTCGGGCTCTGCGGTTTCTATGTCAAATAATGGACATACTATAGCCGCAGGTGGGTATAGCTACAACACAAACACAGGTGTCATTCGAATATACGAATACGATGGTAGTGTTAGTTATAATAAAATAGGCACCGATATCGTTGGTGAAACAGTGGGTGATAAGTTTGGGTGGTCCGTAGGACTCGCTCGGGGAACAGCCTCACCCTCCTGGATTGTAGCCACAGGGGCACCGGGTAGTAGTGGTTCAGGTAAGTACCAGTCTGGTCGTGTTAAAGTATACCAGTACACGGGAGGTGTCTGGACACAGGTGGGTTCCAGCATCAACGGTGACGCAATTAGCGACAACTTTGGATGGTCAGTCTCAATGTCGGATGATGGTACCCGTGTAGCTATAGGCGCGTACCAAAGTGATGGAGACAAATTGGCACTGCACAGATGGAGAGATGAAGATACCTTTACAGCTCTGGAGATTCTATACGGAACATCCGTGGCAACCATACTGTCCCTGAATGGATACACACCCGGTTATATACCACCTAGAGACACCATGATTCGTGTTTCTAATTTCCTTTTCGGACAGGTTCGTGTATACGAGTACACGGGTGGTTCATGGACACAGTTGGGGAACTCGATAGATGGGGAAACGGCTGGGGATAAATTGGGAGTATCCGTCTCCATGTCCAGTGATGGTACCAGCGTGGCTATCGGTGGGCATAATAGTGTAAACGTATATGGATATTCAGACAGTAGGTGGTCAAAGGTGGGTCCAGGTATTGAGAGTGAGGGTGAGGGAGATCAATTTGGGTGGGATGTTTCATTGTCTAACGATGGCAATAGATTGGTTGCAAGTGCCATCGGGGTGGAAAATGTTCGAGTCTACAATTTTTTCGCGGGCTCAGGTATTTGGAATAAGATAATCCCTAACATAACGGGTGAATATGTCGGCGACAATTTTGGTAAATCCGTGGCAATATCTGGGGATGGTACACAGGTTGTCGTCGGTGCAAACTTGAACGACGATGGTGGCACAGATATAGGTAGTGTCAGAGTCTATAAAGAAAGTGTGACCACCTTTGTAAACTTGGGGACCGCGGATTTTGAATCTGGGAATACTTTATTTGTGAACTCCTCAACCAGAAGTGTTGGTATTAGATCCGCAACCCCATCACATACACTCGATGTGGATGGAGATATCAATCTATCTGGTAATCTGTACAACAATTCATTGCTATCCCTGGAATATCCAGACTTGGTGTTGAATAAGGTGGGTGCCGATGTGAATGTAACTTCCAGTGTTGATTTTGGATTTTCCACATCCATATCATCGGATGGTACAATTGTAGCCATAGGATGTATCCAAAATACGGGGACAGACCCGGGGTTTGTGCGCATATACACCTACACCAATGGAACGTGGACACAACTGGGTTCGGATATAACTGGTGAAAATGGTGATGATGTAGCTGGGAGTGGAAGTGGTGATCAATTTGGATATTCAGTTTCTCTATCTTCAGATGGTACCCATGTAGCTATCGGTGCACCATACAATAATGAGGGTGGTGCAGACGCGGGTCGTGTACGTATTTACAAGTACCAGGTGGGTGCATGGGCTAAATATGGTGATGATATTATCGGTAGTGGGGTGAATCAGAAAGCTGGATTCTCTGTCTCGCTGTCAAGTAATGGTCAAATTGTAGCCGTTGGTATACCCGGTACCACCAATGGCAATGTATCCATGTATGAATATTCTTCGGGAACCTGGACTTTACTTGGAACTACAATAGCAGGTGAAGCCGCTGGAGATTTGTTTGGGGGGTCCGTCTCTATATCACTCGATGGCACCTATGTAGCCATTGGCGCAACCAATAACGGTAGCGGTGCCGGTCACGTCAGGGTATACAATTACAGTGGTGGGTCATGGTCTCAGGTGGGTTCAGACATAGATGGCGAAGCTGCAGCGGACTCTTCTGGGAAATCCGTCTCACTTTCCAGTGATGGTACAGTGGTTGCAATTGGTGCACATACAAATGATGGAGCCGGCGACGCCGTGGGTCATGTAAGAGTATACACTTACAGTGGTGGGGTGTGGTCTCAGGTGGGTACAGACATAGATGGTGGGAGCGCAGATGAATGGACCGGTCATTCCATCTCACTCTCCAATGATGGAAACCGTCTACTTGTCGGTGCCCCAAAAAGTGACTCTGGGGGTACAAATGCGGGACTTACCCGTCTTTACGAATACAAGGAAGGTAGTTGGGTTCAAATTGGTGGCGATATCGTCGGTGATGCAACTGGTGATCAATTTGGGTGGGCAGTTTCCCTTTCCGGAGATGGTACACATGTAATTAGTACATCTAAAAGTGGTAATGCTAATAGCTATTTCCGTGTATACGAGATTCCAAAATCCAAATTGACAATAAAAGATGGTGTGTTCGAGATTGGTGCAGCAAACCTATATGTAAACACGGAGACAAACAAAATTGGTATAGGAACTAATCTACCTGCACACACCCTAGACATCCGTGGGGATCTCAATATATCGGGTAATTTATACACCAATTCCAATTTATTCACACAAACGTCATTTGTTTCTGCACAAGGGAGTTGGAGACAGACTGGCTCTGATATTAATGGTGAACTACCAGGAGATAAGTCCGGGTGGTCAGTATCGATGTCCAACGACGGAACCCGTGTAGCAATAGGGGCTCCCGAGGTTGATGGTCCACTTTTGACCCAAATTGGATATGTACGCATTTACGAATACAGTTCGGGGGTGTGGACAAAGTTGGGACAGGATATTAAGGGAGATATACAGGGTGAATTAAAAGGATTTTATGTGTCATTGAGCGCGGATGGGTCTCGGGTAGCGATTAGTTCACCACAGTGGTACGACTCCTCAACAGTGAGTCGCGGTAAGGTGAGCGTATTTGAATTTAATGGTCAAACCTGGACACAGATTTATTATCAGACTGGTCCAAGTAGGGACAGTGCATTCTTCGCAGACACTGTATCTCTGTCAGGTAATGGGGAATATCTATCCGTCGGTGGTACTAAATATATCGAGGATGCACCGACTATTTACTGGACCCAGGTTGGGGGGAACATAGACGGTGAGGCGGCTGATGACCGCTTCGGTACCGTCGCCCTCTCTTCGGATGGAACGCGTCTCGCGGTGGGGGCCCGGTACAACGACGGCGGTGGTACAGACTCGGGCCACGTGAGGGTCTACGTGGAGAATGAGGGAACGTGGACCCAACTTGGGGCGGACATAGACGGTGAGGCGGCTGGGGACAATTCCGGTTGGTCCGTCGCCCTCTCTTCGGATGGAACACGTCTCGCAGTGGGGGCCTATGGAAACGACGGCACTGGTACAGACGCGGGCCACGTGAGGGTCTTCGACTGGTCTGGGAGCGCCTGGACCCAAGTTGGGGCGGACATAGACGGTGAGGCGGCTGGGGACCAGTCCGGTCAGTCCGTCGACCTCTCTTCGGATGGAACACGCCTCGCAGTGGGGGGCTGGCTAAACTACGGCGCCGGCGGCTCCGCCGGCCACGTGAGGGTGTTCGACTGGTCTGGGGGCGCCTGGACTCAAATTGGAGGGGACCTAGACGGTGAGGCGGCGGGGGACCAGTTCGGTTACAGCGTCGCCCTCTCTTCGGATGGAACACGTCTCGCAGTGGGGGGCTGGTTCAACGACGGCATAAACGGTATAAACTCGGGCCACGTGAGGGTGTTCGAGTACAATCAAGCAACAAATACCTGGAACCAACTTGGGGCGGACATAGACGGTGAGGCGGCTGCGGACCGCTCCGGTACCTCCGTCGCCCTCTCTTCGGATGGATCCCGTCTCGCAGTGGGGGCCAAACTAAACGACGGCACTGGTTTAAACGCGGGCCACGTGAGGGTCTTCGAGTGGGACTTGATCGAGAGCACCTGGAACCAACTTGGGGCAGACATAGATGCTGAGGCGGCTGATGACCAGTCCGGGGATTCCGTCGCCCTCTCTTCGGATGGAACACGTCTCGCCGTGGGGGCCTGGTACAACGACGGCATAAACGGTATAAACTCGGGTCACGTGAGGGTCTTTGAGTACAATCAAGCAACAAATACCTGGACCCAATATGGGGCGGACATAGACGGTGAGGCGGCTGCGGACCAGTTCGGTTACAGCGTCGCCCTCTCTTCGGATGGAAGACGTGTCGCATCGGGGGCCTCCTTAAACGATGGCACCGGTGCCAATGCAGGCCACGTGAGGGTCTTCGACGCGATCCCCTCTGCCTGGACCCAACTTGGGGCGGACATAGACGGTGAGGCGGCTGGGGACGAGTTCGGTAGGTCCGTTGCCCTCTCTTCGGATGGAACACGTCTCGCGGTGGGGGCCTACCGAAACGACGGCAATGGTCCCAATGCGGGCCACGTGAGGGTCTTCGTAGAGAGTGGTGGGACGTGGATCCAACTTGGGGTGGATATAGACGGTGAGGCAGCGACGGACCAATCCGGTTGGTCCGTCGCCCTCTCTTCGGATGGAACGATTCTCGCGGTGGGGGCCGACCTAAACGACGGCACCGGTTCAGCCGCGGGCCACGTGAGGGTCTTCGTAGAGAGTGGTGGGACGTGGACCCAACTTGGTGCGGACATAGACGGTGAGGCGGCTGGGGACTTTTCCGGTTTCTCCATCGCCCTCTCTTCGGATGGGTCCCGTATCGCAGTGGGGGCCACCTATAACAATAATCCCAATGGTATTGCTTCGGGCCATGTGAGGGTCTACGACTTGATCGGTAGTACCTGGACCAAGGTGGGCGACGACATAGACGGTGAGGCGGCTGTGGACCGCTCCGGTTGGTCCATCGCCCTCTCTTCGGATGGAACGATTCTTGCGGTGGGGGCCATCCTAAACGACGGCGGTGGTGAAAACTCGGGCCACGTGAGGGTCTTCGAGGAGAGTGGTGGGACGTGGACCAAGGTGGGCGACGACATAGACGGTGAGGCAGCTTGGGACAACACCGCGGAGGTCGCCCTCTCTTCGGATGGAACACGTCTCGCTGTGGGAGCTCCTGTACACGGCAGTGGCGGTCGCGTGAGGGTCTTCGACTGGTCTGGGAGTGCGTGGACCCAAGTTGGGGCGGACATAGACGGTGAGGCGGCTGGGGACAATTTCGGTTACTCCATCGCCCTCTCTTCGGATGGAACACGTCTCGCGGTGGGGGCCCACCTAAACGACGGCAATGGTTCCAATGCAGGTCACGTGAGGGTCTTTGAGTATAATCAAGCAACAAATACCTGGGTCCAAGATGGGTTGGACCTAGACGGTGAGGCGGCTGGGGACTATTTCGGTATCTCCGTCGCCCTCTCTTCGGATGGAAGACGTGTCGCATCGGGGGCCATGTATAACGACGGCACCGGTTCAGCCGCGGGCCACGTGAGGGTCTACCACAAACCAGTTCAGATATCGTCATATGTTGATGTTTTACAAGACATTGGTGGCACATGGAGCTATGTACCAAATTCAGGAGGGGCGCCCTTGGAAGGTACTTTAGGTTCCGGGGATCTTTTTGGAAGGTCGGCGGTGTCTTTAACAAGTGATGGTTCATACCTCGCTGTAGGTGCATATGGTGGAAATTACTGTCGAGTTTTCTCTCACAATGCTACTATTTGGTCTCAGGTGGGTGCAGATATAACCGGTTCCGGTGAATTTGGGCGGTCTATTGACTTGGTGGTAAACGGTGGAATACCACGCGTCGCAATCGGTGCTCCAGAAACGTCACTCGGAGCTTTAAGTAATATAGGTGCGGCTCATGTTTTGGAATACAGTGGTGGGTCATGGTCTCTGATGGGTTCAATTCTATATGGTGAAGCAGCCAATGATAGTTTTGGAATATCTGTATCGTTATCTTCAGATGGTACCCGGCTTTCAGTTGGTTCTGGTGAAAATGATGCGGGTGGTTCCAATGCGGGCCATGTGAGGACCTTTGACTGGTCTGGGAGCGCCTGGAACCAAGTTGGATTGGATATAGATGGCGATGCTGTGAGCGAGTTTTCGGGGAACGCGGTGTCCTTATCTGGTGATGGTACACAACTGGCTATCGGTGCATACGGAAGTAATGCAGATTCGGGGAAGGTGAAAGTCTTTAATTATAACTTTCAAATTGTCGATAAACAAACATTCGGTTCCACCATCTTCGAAATCGGTACAGCGAACATCTATGTAGATACCAGCCTGACTAGGGTTGGTATAGGGACAAGCATCCCCCAAGCGACATTGGATGTGAATGGACCAATGCGTATAGATTCTATAGATTTAAACAAAAGTCTAAATCAAACTTGGATTAAATTAAAAGAAATTGGTCAGAGTGATGTTGTATTCCCAAGGTTCGCTGAGACCGCATCTGTTACTATAGATGGAAACAGAGCTGCCATCCCTTTAATTAACTTACCGACGTCGAACGGGCTGGTCGCCGCAGACGTAATAAATATCTACGAATTGGAAAAAAATAGTTGGAATCTGAAATATTCGATTCCTGAACCCGCCAACGCCCGCGACGGCTCAGGGACCTATTGGGGTAGAGGTTCGACAGTCTTGTCGGGAGATTATTTATATGTCGCAGCCTATAACGAGACCAACGTTCCCTCGGGTAGTGGTGCAATACATATATATAAACGAAACCCCTCAAACGGCTCATGGTTATTTCACACAATGCTTACGGCGTCGTCGGGTGGGAGCTTCTTTGGACGCAACATGGATGTGTCAGGCGACGACATCATCGACTCGTCGGGGTACATATTCACACGGAACCCCGCAACCGACACGTGGGCGGAGACGAATATTTTCACGCCTGTCGCGAGCGACGGAGGCATCGTCCGTGTGGCCATTTCAGGCGACAACGCCATTATGAGTTATCCACAAGCCACGACGTATTCGGGCCCCATCGCCCCGGGACAAAGTTTCAAGTATCAACGCGGGCACGTGTACGTATTCACACGCAACCCCGCAACTGGCACATGGTCGCTGCAGCAGACACTCTTAGGAAACGACCATGATAGTGAGCTCTTCGGCCTCGTTATGGCAATTTCAGGCGACTACATCGTGGCCAGTAGCAACGACGGCTCTCCGAGCAGTGGACTCGGTAATCAGCTGTACATATATAAGCGGGACCCAAACCTTGGCTCATGGTCACTGTCGCTGCGGCAGACCGTCAACGCGCTGAGCTTGACGCATCTTTCTATGTCAGACGACCACATCATACTTGGGATGAGTACCGACGCCACTGGTGGAACGAATAGTGGCACTGTGAACGTTTATACGAGGGACGGTACAAGCTGGCCACTGACACAAAGAATCATAGGGGAATTGGTAGGCTACTACTTTGGCAACTCTGTGCACATTTCAGGGACCAATTTCCTCGTTCATCAAGCTGGTTCAACTGGTAGGAACGGTAGTATTCATTTTTATAATTTGCAACATTCCCTCGAAGTTTCAAGTCCAATTTCAGTTTTTGGTACGACGTTGTCCTTCACGGGGCAGCACCTCTGCTCCCCAGAGGGCCCCATGA